GAACGGGCGTTGCGCGATGCAAACCTGTCTAAAAAGGATGCGGTCACAGCCGCATCTATCTTCAAGAAAGTAATGGAACAGCGTGAAGCCCCTGCACCTATTGAAAATGCGCCCCAACTGAGCGACTCAGATGTGGAAGTGACCGAAAGCGAGATTCTTAAAGCCTTAAATGAGCGCGAGATTCTTAAACAACTTAATTCCCGATTGAAAGGTTAATCATGTCAAAAGAAATTATTGAAAAACTTGACGCAATTGAAGCAACCAATGTTGCCAAGATTGAAGAAGTTACTGCTCAGACTCAAGCTGCTGTTGAAGCCGCTAAAGCTGAATTTGCTGAAAAAGTGTCTGCATTGGAAGCCAAAGTAGCATCTGTGCAAGCTCCTGCAATTATCAAGATTGCTAAAACTGTTCGCAGCGATGTGAACCGTTCTGTTAAAGAGCAATTGTCTGAATTCTACAAAGGTAATAACCGTGTAGAAAAAGAACTCAAGATGTTTGCTGACGAAAGCCAGCACGATGCATATCTGAAAGAAGCATCTGCCCTTACCGCTGGCGGTGATGGCAAAGGTGGTCGTACAGCTTATGACCCTACTTTTGTTGCATTGCGTTTGGCTAACCCACTGCGCGGTTTGACACGCACTGTTGCTACCGATGGTTCTAGCTATCAATTCCGTGTCAAAACTGGCAATGCTGGTGCTGCATGGGGTTATGGCATCCAAAACAACGGTACGCCAACAACTGAAGACACAACAATTTGGCAATTGGTTTTGCAAGACTTGAACGTCCAGTTTCCAATCCGTACTGCGGCATTGGATGACATTGACGGTCTGGAAGCAAACGTGGTTGACGATATGTTGGTTGAATTTGCACAAGCAGAAGCCTTGTCTATGATTCAAAACAACGACCAAGGCGCTACCAGCTTGCCATACGGCGGTTCTAACGGCTTGCGCGGTCTTGATCAGTACGCAGGTGCTAACAGCACTTACGCTGGCGGTACAAGCTCTGTAGCAGCATTTGGTACTTCTGGTACTGGTTCCACAAGCGGTTTGCACAGCTTGGCTACCTATGACCAGTTGACATCTAACGCTAACACCGTGGGCGCTAACTCTATTGTTTACAAAGACGTTATCAACCTGATCTACGCATTGCCACAACAATATTGGACACCTAACACCAAGTTTATGGTTAGCCCAATCTTGGCACAAGCAATCCGTGGTCTGCAAGATACTAACGGTCGTCCAATTTTCAACTCTGTTGAATCTTTGAACCCCGATGGCATCATTGGTCAGATGTTGGGCTTTGGCGTTGTGATGAACAAGTATTTGGATACTCCATCGCAAACTTCTACTGGCTCTGCTGGCACTAACAGCTTGTACCCAATGTACTTTGCTGATTGGTCACGTTTCCACACTACCATTGACCGTTTGAACATGGTTATGCGCCGCTACGACCAGACATTGCCAGGCTACATTACCTTCTTTGGTGAGAAGCGTTTGGCTACATCTGTGCGTGACCCTAACGCTGGTGTGCGTTATCGCTCCACTGGCACAGCGACCTAATCGTTGCCAATTGGGTGGGGGGTTCGCCTCCCACCTTTTTCTTGCAACTTAATTTGGATATATAAAATGACCATCACCGAAAAAATCCTCACAGGCATTAAGCAAACACTAGAGACAGGCGATCAAGTCAAAATTGACTTACGTGAAGCGTCTGCAATCACAGGCTCTGGTTATGGGGTTGGTGGTCGCACTTATTTTGATGATGCATTTGCGGCTTTACGCTTTGCAAACCCAATTCGCCAAGTTGCACGAGTAATTCCTGCATCTGGCTCTGCGGTTCAGTTTGTAGCTAAGACGGGTAATGCCGCTAGTTCTACTAACCCTTGGACATACACATTTACGCCTAACACTGGCTCACCAGACACTGACACAAGCATTTGGCAATTGCCAACTCGCGTGATCACGGCTCAATTGCCAATCCGATCAGCGGTTATGTCTGATGTGAACTATTTGAACGAAACAATCGTAGAAGATTTGGCTATGGAATTTGCGTCTATTGAAGGCGCTTCTATGGTCTTAAACAACGATCAGGCTGGTTCTACAACAACCACAACAGGCGGCACAAACGGCTTGCGTGGCTTAAATTCCTACACAAGCGCATCGGCTTCTGCTTATGGCACAAGCGGCAACGCAATTACAAACGGCATACATTCAATTGCTACAGTAACGCAAGGTGCGGCGGCAATTAGTTATTCAGACATTACTGACATGGCGCGTTTGTTCCCGCCACAGTACTGGAATTCTCCAAATGCGGCTTGGATGATGCATCCACAAACAATTCACAACTTGCGTAACCTTGGCGGCGCTGCTGTCATTAAGCAATTTGCTGAAGTTGGCGATGGCGATGGCGGCGCAGTTACGCACATTTTTGGATTCCCTGTTATTCCTAACTCCAACATGAGTTTGGTAGGTGCAGGTAACTTCAGCATTTACTTGGCTGATTGGTCACGTTTTATGACGATTGCAGATGTTGAGGAAATGACCATTCAAGCAATGGAACAAACAACACCTGGCTTTATTACTCTATATGCTGAAAAGCGTTTAGTTTCAACTGTTCGTGACCCGTTTGCTGGCATTCGTTTAGTTGGGGTTTAATCATGCCCGTTGACGCAACTGGCTATTTAAACTACGGAGCGCCTACGCGCAATCCGTTTAATTACGCAAAGTTTGAACAAATTTCGCGTGATTCTTCTACGCCTTGGCTGACAATGGCAGAGATAACTAATCAGTTAAACCTGTTTGACGATACAAGCCAAGACGATTACCTTTATGGGCTTGAATTGGCAACAAGACAAGCTATTGAGGATTATCTTGGGCTGTCTATATTCCCTACGTCTTATCGCGTATGGTACAACGCTGCCAGTTTGTATGGCGTTCCATTAACTTTGGATTTGCCAGAAGTTAGTCAAAACTTTTACTCAACGCAATCAGGCGTTACGATTAATGCGGTTAAATATTGGACGCAAGCGACAATTCCTGTGTTGACAACGGTTTCTGCAAGCACTTACTATTACGACCCATCGGGTAATAAAGTAGTGTTGCAAACCTTGCCCACAGATTTAAATTCAAGCATGACTAGCCCTGTGTTTTGCGAATACACAACGGCTGCCAACCCAATCTCCAACTATCCTGTAATCAAACAAGCGGCATTGTTGTTGTTGACTCATTTATACAACAACCGAAGTGAGACAACAGACAATCAGCTAAAGAGCATTCCTTTTGGCGTGGCTACTTTGCTTCGTCCGTACAAACCCCTCGTAATGTGAGGCAATGTAAATGGCAATCGCACGCTTTGAAAATATCACAATAAACAACTTGACCTTTGGGAAAAGTGCGTTTGGTGAGCAAAGCACAACGCAGACTTTGTGGTTTGCTACGCGAGCGCGTGTTCAATCTGTGGCTAACAGCGTAAAGATTTCAGATAAATATCGTGTTTATTCCGACATTGTTAACTTCACTTTGAACTACACGCCTAATACAAAACAAATGATTGATAATCAAAACCTGTATTCAATCAATTGGCGTGGGTTTGATTGGCGTATTGATAATGTGCGTGAATCAGATGACCGAATGACGGTAATGATTCTTTGCGTTCGCAACGACCCTGTGGTGGCTGTTTAATGGCACAAATGAACCCTGTTCAGTACGGCAAGGCAATTCAGTACCAACTGGAACAAATTGTCACGCCTGTGCCTGTTTATGCGGCTTTTAACCGCAATTTTGCAACGCAGCCTAAATTCATTACTTGGATGCTTCGCAATGTCCACCAACCCGTTTACACGGGTACATATCAATCTGTAAAAGGTATTGATACGCCAGTATTCCAGATTTCAATATTTACGCAAGCGATTGAAGACGGATTTACAATTTCAAATTCAATACTACAATCATTGCATGGATATAGCGGCTTATTTGGAGGCGCTGTAAACGGGTTCTACATTGCCAAAGCAGATGTGCAATGGCTTTATAATTCATACGACAACACAGACAAATTGGCGCAGATTTTTCTGGATTGCACAATTGACGTACCAACATAAGATAATCTCACAACTTTTTTTGAAGGAAAATCAAAATGGCATTGCCTACCAAAATCTTACCTGGCTTTTTAGCCACGCTATACGCTCAACCGTCAACGACTCCAACGCCTTTGACTGTGGCTAACCTTTCTGTTTACGCAAGCGTAAGCGCATTGGCTGTATCTGGCAACTTAGTGCCTGTGGAAGCTATCCCTGCATTTGGTCAAGATGATGCTGTTGCGTCTTTTGCTGTTGCTGGTGCGCGTCAGTCTGACAAAATCCCAACACAGTCAGCCCCCACAAGCATGACAATTACTGCGGCTTGGAACCCAAGCGACACAGTTCTTTTGTTGTTGCGCGGCGATGCTTACAACGGCACTATTGATCGCACTTTTGTGATTTCTGCTACCGATGGCACAGGCATTGTGAACTACGCTTTTAACGGTCGCGTGAGCCAGTGGCAAATTGATAGTCAGCCAGGTGCAGAAGCCAAGGCGACATTTACAATTCATCCTCGCGGCAACCAGTACGGTTGGACTGCAAGCACCTAAGATGAGCGCCCTAAAAGAAGTGCTGGCAGAGATGACTAGCAGCTACGTCAGCCTTGATGTTTTGGCCCGCAGCCAGAATGTCAGCGCTGATGATGTGGCAAAAGCAATTGCCAAGGCAGACCCAGATTCTGCTGAGATGGTTGCTTTGCAGGCATTGGCTAAGTGGAATCCTGTGCAGGAAGAAGCCCCTAAAGATGCAGATTAAAGACTCAAACGATTTGCTTGGATTCCTTGTCAACCAAGCGGAAACGGGAAACAAGCAATGGTTTGGGTTCTTGCAACAAAAGATTATTGGCATTACATTGGCGCACCAGATCGCTGCCAATCATGCCGATAAGCTAACGCCAGAGCAAGTGGTGGATTACGTCATTGATTTAAACAACGAAATATTTAATCGTCTTATCAGCAAAAAATCATGACAGCCACAAAAGTTGAAGTAACTGGACTAAGCGATGCTTTGGCAGTCTTTGACGAACTTGCAGACGAAATCGGCGACAAAAAAGCTACAAGCAAAATTTTAGTGCCAGCAGCGCGTGAGGCTATGCGCCCTGTTTTACAGTCAGCTAGACTGTTGGCCCCTAAAGATACTGGCGACCTATCTAGAACGCTTCAGATTGAGGCTAGAAGGCCCAATAAGCGCGACCAGAGGTCTAAGTACGCCAGCCCAACAGATACGGTTATTTCTTTGGTAACGACAAAGGCTTTTCCTAAAAAGAAACGCAAAGAGTTTTACGAAGAAAACAAAGCCTTGTATGCTTCTAACACAAAAGCCTATAAAAAGAAGTTCAAAGAATATGCGCTATCTATTGGTTTCCCTTATGACGCAAGGGCGATAGCGCAGGAGTTTGGGTCTGCTCATAACGGAGCGCACCCATTCATGAGGCCAGCGTTGGAATCAAACTCTACTGCGGTGGCAAACAAACTTGGTGAGATAATCGGCAGACGCTGTGAGGAATTCAGAGCGAAAAACATGAAATAACAGGAAAAAACATGACAAAACTATCGACACTTCTTGGAAGTAAGTATCAAAGCAAACGTAAAAATTTATTTGTACGCCAATTTGAATTGGGTGGCCATACCTTTAAGGTAAGAGTGCCAACGGTGTCTGAATCAGATGCAATGTATGAGCGCATCCAAAGCCCAGCAGAGGCGGCAATTGAGCAAGTTTATGCAGAAATTGCCAAACCGCTTGAGCAATTTAAAGGTCAAGAAACTCAAGATTTTAAGTTTTTAGAAAACGACATTCTGGTCAATGGTCGTTCTTTGCGCGAGACTGCGCGGCTTAAATTAACTACACAAAACCGCATTACTGAGTTTGTAAAACTGTTAATTCCAGAAGCAGAAAACGATTCATTAAGTGATTTGACCTACAAAGAAATTGAAGAAGAATTCCCTATGTCGGTGCAGATTGCGCTGTTAGAAAAGATTGCCGAAGCTATCAGCCCAAGCTATAAGGAATCGCGGGGAAACTGATTGGCTCATTGAGGAAACAAGTCGAAATTGCGATGATCTTCAATGGGCATACACATGACACTTTGGCAGATATAGATGATGTAACTATGTCGCAATTACAAACCATGTATGCAGATGGCATGGTTGGAAATAATGGGGTTTTAGAAGTGCTTGGAACGCTTACCGCTGGCGTGTTTAATTACATGAGAACGGCAAATTCTAGCCCTTATAAACTAGCCAACATTTTAGGTAATGCGTATGATTACATCTATCCACCATTGACAGAGCAAGACAAAAAACAAGCTGTGAATAATAGTTTGCTTGCTTTTATGACACAAGCGCCAGGCTTCCAACAAGATAGGTTTAAACATGGCTAATACGATTGCAAGATTAGGCGTTCGACTTGGCATTGACAGCGCCGAATTTACAAAAGGCATTGAAGCTGCTAAGAAAGACTTGTCTAATTTTGCAACCGCAGCCACGGGATATGCAACCGTAGCATCTGCGGCATTTACGGCAATGACTTTCCAAGCGTTGCAGTTTGCTGATTCAATTGCTGATGTGGCAAAAGCAAATGATGTAGCTATTAGTACCGTCCTACAGTTAAGCTCTGCTTTACAACAAAACGGTGGCAATGCTGAAAATGCCAGCAAGATGTTATCGGCTTTTACGGCTTTTGTAGACAAAGCTGCAAGCGGTTCATTTGATGCTCAAAAATCATTTAAAGATGTTGGAATAAGTCTTAAAGACATTGCCACAATGGATATGGAATCCTTGATGGCTAAGACTCTTGCGGGTCTTAATCAAATGCCAGATACATTGACGCGCAATGCTAGGGCAATGGATTTCTTTGGCAAAGCAGCCAAGGGCGTTGACATGGTTGGCTTGTCTGACGACATGAGCAAAACGTCAGCAATTACTGAGAAACAAACAAAAGCAATTGAAGATGCTGCCAAGGCTTGGGATTTATTAGAAAAAAGAACACATGATGCGTTAGTGACTTTTACATCTTTTGTTGGTACGCCAATGTTGAAGATGGTTGAACAGCTTGTTCAATTGCCTAAATATATTGATCAAGTCATTATTTCTTTTCAAAATTTAGGTAACACAATTAGTTTTGTTAGTCGTTTATCTTCTGCTGTTCTTACAAGAGATGCAGACGCTTTAAAAAGTGTTTTTGAAGACTATAAAAAAATACAAGCTGCAATATCTCTTGGCGAATTTGATGGCGGCGGGGATAGTTATGATAATAAAACATCTACAAAAGATAATTCTCAAAAACGTCAAACAAAATTAGGCGTAGACCCAGAAGCTGTAAAAGCAGAAGCATTAAGACAACAGCAGATTCGTTTTAATATTACTCAACGTCAGCGCGAAGGCAAAGAAATTGAAGACAACACCAAGCGCATGGTGGAACAATTTGCAACTGAAAGTTTGCGCCAAGATGCTTATGCAAGAACTTTAAAAGATAAACAAGCAGAGTTTGAGTTAGATATTGCTGGCAAGCACATGAGAGAAGAAGACTTGCGACTTGCTAAAGATATTTTACAAATTGAAAGTAATCGTGCTGAAAAAATAAGAGAAATAAAATTAAACAATGATTTGAATCTGGCAGCGCAAGAGCAACTAATTGACAGGGAAAATCAATTAGCTACTGAAGCAGAACGACTTGCAAGGGCTAGAAATGAACTAAGCAGGTCAGTTCGTGAGGGTTCATTAGAACAAGGTTTTGGCATGGCAATGGAAGACTACTTCCGTAATGCAGCCACCGAAATGGAGCGTGGCCAGCAAATCTTTACTTCTGTCATTGGCAACATGGGCGCTGCAATAGATAACTTTGTTCGGACGGGCAAGTTTGCATTTAAAGATTTTGCTAAAAGCATTATTCAAGACATTATTGCTATTCAATTAAAAGCGCAAGCAACACAATTGTTATCTGGTGCTTTGTCTATGTTTGGTGGCAAATACACGCCAGGCTCTAACAGCTTTGTTGGCCCTATGCCGCAAGGCTTTGCCGATGGAGGCTCACCACCTGTTGGCGTTGCATCGCTTGTTGGCGAGCGTGGGCCTGAATTGTTTATTCCAAAAACAGCAGGTACAATCATTCCAAATGGCTCACTTGCTGGCGCAATGGGTGGCGGGCAAACTGTTAACTACAACGGGCCATACATTGCCAGCATGAGTGCAATTGATACGCAGTCAGCCACACAATTCTTGGCAAAGAACAAACAGACGATTTGGGCTGTAAATCAATCTGCTCAACGATCTTTACCAGTGAGCAAGTAATATGAGCCTGCAAGCCATTCTTTCAATCAGCGAATCTGTTGGCATCAACGATCAGCGCTTTGTTGGTCAAACAATCAGCCGCAACCAAAAAATTACAACTTCAGAAATTTTGACTGTTGTTCCTTTTGCGTTTGAACTAAAGCCAATGAACTACCTTCTGTATTCGCAGAATCGTGGATTGCTTAACACTTTGCGGATTCCTGACAAAGCCATAACTCAATACATTAATTTTGGTTCAACTGGTTGGGTGAACTACATTAAATATCAGGGAGACATGACTTCTGCTGAAATTTCAGCTTGTCAATGGCAAACATCTAGCGCAGCAAAAGTTCTTGTGCTTGGTTCTTTGCCATCAATCTCAAGTGGTGCATATTTGTTTAAGATTGGCGATTTTGTTCAAGTTGGTTTGTACTCATACATTGTTACGGATAATGTCTTGCGAGGGGGTGCTGCAACCGTAAACGTACCAGTGCATCGAAGTTTAATTAGTGCATTAACTTCTCCAGTTGCTTGTGTAGCTGGCGAGTACGGGACAACAGTATCTATGGGAGGCTCTACATATACTGGTGTAACTTTTCCTGTGATCTTGCGCGAATACCCAACTTACACTCTTATTCCAATGACTAATGATTCATTTATTAGTTGGAATGGAACATTTAAAGCATTTGAAAGCGTACTATGAACGTAATTGCGCCTGTAGATGGAACAAGCAGCATTAGGCTTGCTGATTTTGTCCGTGTAAATACTGGTACTGACATTTATCGTTTTACAACGGCTCCATCAAATACATTGGTTTCAGCAGTTGATTCAACGGCGTTTAGTGCTGTTGGCACTTTGATGAAAATTGGCGATGTTCAGAGAGACATTAAAAGTACGGCAAATGAAACTACTGTTACTTTAATTGGTATTGATACTGCAATGTTGGGTTGGGTTCTTGGGCAGTCTGTAAAAGGTTCACAAATTGATATGTGGCATGGCTTTTACAACGAAGCTAATCAATTGATTACAACTGGTGGAACTGGTGGTTTGTATCAGTTTTTTAGCGGCATCATTACATCGTTTACCATCTCTGAAACATGGATGGAAGAAGCGCGTAGTTATGTTGGAACAATCACAATTGCTGCATCTGCAATACAGTTAATTTTGCAAAACAGGATTGCTGGTCGATACACAAATAACAATTCATGGCAATTTTTTAACAGCACAGACACTTCAATGAATCGTGTAAATTTCATTGAAACTATCAATTACGAATTTGGTAAGAACGTATGATTGTTCGCCAAGCAACCCCATTTGATATCCCTGTGCTTTTAGATATGCTTCGCAGGTATAGGAAGTTAACTCCCTTGGAGTTTCTTGCTGAAGCTGATGACGCAGAATATATAACCAATTTGTTAACAGAGATGATGGCTGGAAAAGGCGTTGTGCTTGTTGTTGACAATGATGGTATTGTTGGAATGTTGCTTGCCTCAATATCGCCCAGTATTTGGTCGCCAAAGCATTTTTTAATGACAGAGTTGGCGTATTGGGTTGAGCCTGAATCTCGCGGCGGTACGGCTGGTTATAGATTGTTAACAGAATACAAAAAAATAGGAATGCAAATGAAAAAAGAAAAACGCATTTGCAATTTCTTAATCAGTAAAATGAGCAATAGCCCGAACCTTCAATATCAGAAATTCGGATTTGACAAACTTGAAGAATTTTGGGTGATCTAAATGCCAGGTTCAATTATTGCCGCTGAATTAGGTCTTGCTGGATTTGAAGCTATTGCTACCGCTTTTGCAATTAACATGGTTGCTGCATCTGTTATCAGCAAAGCATTTGGGCCACAAGCGCCTAATTTTAATGATGCTACGCAAAACCCTGGCAGTCGTTCGCAAGTCCCGCCAGCAGGTGACAACAAAGTGCCAGTTGTTTATGGTTCTGCTTATCTTGGCGGCATCATTACAGACTTAAGCATTACGTCTGACAATCAAAAACTATTTTATGTTTTGACACTTGCTGAGGTCACAAACACAGAAACAGGCGGCACTCCAGATACATATACATTTGGCGATGTGTATTGGGGCGGCAAGAAATGCGTATTTGGAACTGGAGCAGACACATACAAAGTTGTTGGCTTGTTGGATGAATCTACAGGCATAACCGATACAACTGTTGCAGGAAAGATGAATATTTATCTTTACCGCAATGGCTCATCATCTGGCACAAATACATCTTTGACAGCTATTCAGGTAATGCAATCCTCTGGACTTGTTTACCAATGGGATAACACAAAGTTAATGAGTAATTCTGCGTTTGCAATTATTGAATTGACGTACAACAGAGAAGCAAATATTACGGGTATCCAACAAACTAGATTTCAAATTACAAATAGCCGCTACAAGCCTGGCGATTGCTTTAGCGATTATTGGCAATCTGAAAGATATGGCGCTGGCTTATTGTTGTCTCAAATTGACACAACATCGTTAACAGCTTTAAATACTTACAGTGATGAAAATTTTTCATATATTCCGTCTGGTGGAGGTAGCGCAACGCAAGCTAGATTTAGATTTGATGGAGCGTTAGAAACCACCAACACGATCATGACCAATATGCAGTCAATGGCATCGTGCTGCGACTGTTTAATTAAGTACAACCAGATCACTGGTAAATGGGGCGTTATTGTTCAAAAGCCAACCTACACAGTGGTAATGGACATTAACGACTCAAACATGGTGTCTGCAATTCAAGTGTCTCCAATTGACCTTGCATCTAGCTACAACATTGCTGAAGTAAAGTTTCCAGACGGAACTGCAAAAGACAGTTTTAACAGCGCCACGTTTGATTTATCCATAATTAATCCTTCGTTGCTTTATCCTAATGAACCAATTAACAAACAGACTATTAGTTTGCCATTGGTAAACAATAGCGTTCGTTCACAATATTTAGCAAACCGATTTTTAGAATCTGCAAGAGAAGATTTGCAAATCAAAGTTGACATTAACTTTTCAGGCATTCAGTTAGATGCTGGAGATGTTGTAACAGTTACAAATGCAAATTACGGATGGTCTGCAAAGTTATTTAGAATTTCTCAAATTGTTGAAAAGTTTAGTGATGACGGACAAGTTACTGCTGGTTTGTCTTTAATGGAATTTAATCCATTAGTTTATGACGACATGAGCATTACGCAATTCAAGCCATCGCCAAACACAGGTATTGGTTCGCCTCTTGGTTTTGGTACGCTTTATGTGCCTAGCGTAACTAATATTCAAACAACTGCGCCAATACCTTCTTTTGATGTTTTTGTAACAGCGGCAAGTAATGGCATTGTGCAATATGCAGAAGTTTATTACTCTGCCTACTCCTCGCCAACTTTGTCTCAAAGGTTCTTTGCTGGAACAACGGCAATTAACCCTGGCGGCAATCCGTACAGCCCTTCATCATCAATGGGCGTTGTTACCATAAGCAACATACCACAGGGAGATTGGTATTTTTCTGTCAAGTATGTAAACGCACTTGGCTCAAGCAACTTTTCTGCATCATCTTCTGTATTTCAATGGCGTCCATTAACTTTTCAGTTCAGCAAACGATGGTTGGCTGTTGCATACGCAGACAACGCTACAGGTACAAGTGGGTTTAGTTATATTGCCCGTAACAAAGCCTACTTTGGCATTTACAACAATGACACAGCTAATGGCGGTACAGACCCAACGCTATACACATGGTATTCAGTAGCCGCATTTGGAACAACAAATTATTTGCTTTATGCAAACCGTCAAAACCGCAAATTTAGTTTTGATGTAGGTACTGCTGGATACATAAATTTGGGCGGCGCTTTTGTTCCTACCAATACATCTATTTATGACTCAACTCAATGGTCTGCTTTGCTTGACCCAGCAGGTAGCGTTCAAAGTTTTATTGACTTGGATGTGAGAACTGGTCAACTTACGATTACTGGCGCTACGGGTAACAACTTAAACGATGGATTTTTGGCTGTAACCAACAACCCAGATGGTTCAATGAAGGTCAATTTGCATGACTATTTAAATTTTGGCGCTGGCGTTTATTCAAAATCATTTAATGCCGCAACTCTTACCATTGACATTTATGGTCGCGTTGTTGGATTTACCGAATCTGATAATTTCTATTACACAGAACAAGTATTTATTGCTACTGCTGGTCAAACAAGTTTTAGTTTTACACATACAGTTGGCTGGATTCTTGTGTTTCGTAATGGCGTATTGCTTGACCCAAGCGAATACAGCGAAACAAGCACCACTGTGGTTATGAGCAATGCTTGTGTTGTAAGTGAAACAGTTGTTATCATTTTCATGAGAGGCAATAGCACAAGCGTATATTACGAACCATTAAATATAACAATTGGGTCAAGCGGTTCAAACACTGTTACTTATTCTGGTCTGCCTTGGAATCAAGTTAAAGCTGGTGATGTGTTGTCATTTACAAATACAGGCTCACCAACTACTTACACCGTTTCTACTGTCAACCAAACAACCAAAGTAATTACGTTTACCACAACAATTTCTGGAGCTACTGCTGGATTGACAATTTATCGGTATCGAGCTGCTGGTTCAAACTATGCGCCATTTACTAGGTACGATCAGGACGTTTCGTCAATTACAAGTTTTAGTCCAACAACTTATCAAATAAGAAACGGATTTGAATTTATTTTTGTAAACGGTGTTCAATTTAGCGAAATTGATTATGATGTAAACGTAACAACAAGCGCATTAGATGGGTTTCCTTCGGCTTTGACTGGTCGTTTATCCATAATTCAATTTGCACCAAATAACTTGGCTGTGCCAGCAAGCAACATTGCTAACACGCCAGCTTACTCAACTTCTGGTCAAACAACTTACCCATTCCCAAATAATCCTTTGTCAATGGAAATTTATGCCAATGGATTTTTACTAACAAAAGGTTCAGGATATGATTACACGGCAAGTGCAAACAATTTTATTTTGACAACCGCTTTTGACAATAATTTGACGTTGCTTAATCAACAAACTTTTGCAAGGATAGGCGCTGCCTAAAGGAGAACTATGACTCAGGCTTACAATATTTCGCAACTAGCGAACAATTTAAACACTTCTGGACAGCTTGACGCAACTGACGGATTGGTAAACGCTGTTCCTGTTGCTAACGGTGGCACTGGCGCAAGCACTGCTGCAAATGCGCGTACAAACCTTGGACTTGTAATTGGTACAAACGTGCCATCGCCAACAGGCACAGGCGCTTCTGGCACTTGGGCAATTAACGTCTCAGGTTCATCTGCTTCTACTACAGGTTCGTCTGCTTCTACTACAGGTAATGCTGCAACAGCCACCGCCCCTGCATCTGGTGGTTCATTCATCACAAGTTTAAATATTGCTAGTCAATCGGTAAACTATGCAACTACTTCTGGTAATGGTGGCGTTACATCTGTAAATGGAAGCACAGGCGCTGTAACTGTTACACAAAACCCTGGCACAGTAACTTCAGTTGCAACAGGTAACGGTTTATCTGGTGGAACAATTACAAGTTCGGGAACTTTAACAATTGCTGCTCCAACTGAAGGAAGTATTGGTAGTTATGTTCTTGCTATCACTACTACAACAGGAACAATTAACCCAGGTTCAACTGTGTCTGCCACAACACTTCGAGTAACTGGCTTGCAAAATGGAGGGTCTGGTCTTCGCGTCCAGTCTGGAAATACGCTAGGAACCGCTACTTTGTCAGGCACTTGGAAATCCCTGTCATATTCTATTTATTACAATTGTTGCGGAAATACTTTGTACAACGGCGGTTTGTGGGTTCGAGTTTCTTAAAGGACAAATATGTTTACAGTTGATTATGTAAAAACCCCAAAGTGGGCCAATGAACAACATTCAATGTTTGAGTGCATTGTTAAATTTGATGAGTTTGCAGACGAAATGCCGTTTGGTTGCAATTCCGCTGATGAATACGAGCACAGTAAAGAAATTTGGACGCGCACTTTAACGGGTGAGTTTGGTGAAATTTCACAATACGTCCCACCAGCTATTGATGAAAACGGCAACGCAACACAGTCGCAACCAACTACCCAAGGCGCTCAAACATTGTGATTTATCCAAACTGCACTCCAGAGTTTCGTTTGTTTGTAAAAGAAGATGGCGCACAAACCATGCAAGTGCGTTACATAAACATAACTCAAGGGTATACAAGCAAGTGGCAAGATGTGCCAGTAGTATATGAAAATGACAAAACACATAACACCAAAACACCAAGTCACGTATGACGGGGCCAGCCTTAACGTATACCACGCTAACAAAGGCGAAGGGCTGCCGCGCCATGAACACGCATATTCGCATTTGACTATGTGCCACGCTGGTTCATGTTTGGTGACCAAAGAAGCAAAGTCCCTGATCATGAACAAAGACACGCAGCCTGTAAACCTAGTTGCAGACGAATGGCATGAAATTGAAGCGCTTGAGGATGGAACGGTTTTTGTAAATGTGTTTGCAGAAGGCAAATATTGACGTAAAATAAAACAACAATACAAGACTTCGTAGCCCTGTGAGTACATAGGGAGCGTCACAACCTGAGAACAGGGAACTATCTTGGCAATATTTAATAAAAACACTCTGACGCAAGTGTCAGGGTTTGACAATCCAATCATTTCTGGAGAGCTGGTCTATAACCAAAAGACTTTCTGGAATTTGACAATGGCAACGGCTGGTGTGCCTGTTGACCTTACTGGTGCAACAATCAGCGCACAAATCATTCGCAGACAAATTTCAAACCTTATTGACACTCGTTATGGTTTATCTTTTGACATTGCTGATTACACAGTATCAACGCCAACAGCGGTAGACCTGACGGTTACAAACAGAAATAATGCTGCTGGTCTTTTTACGCTGGTAATTGATGAAAGCGCATGGTCTGTAATCTCTACTGACCCGCAGTTAGACATTAACGCTCAAGACCCTGTGGCATTTAGTGGTCGCATCAAGATTAGTTTTCCGTCTTCTGGCACAACACCAGCACAAGACAGCATTATTTTCTTGTTGTTCCTTGTCCGCTCAGATGGCGTGGTGAACTAATATGGCGACCCAACTGACAATCACCAAAGGGGCTGTCAGCGATGTTGCTGTAACAGTAAATGAGACTGAGGTTTTAGTTTCTAGTCAACAGAACATTCTTGTTGAAGTTACGCCAGTTGCCCGTCAAGAGATCAATATTGATCACGGGATGATTGGCCCACAAGGGCCGCAAGGTCAAACGGGCGCTCAAGGGCCGCAAGGTGCAACTGGTGCGGCTGCAACTATTGCGGTTGGCGCTACTACAACAGGGGCGGCTGGAACGCCTGCTGCTGTAACAAATACAGGCACATCTAGCGCGGCTGTTTTTAACTTTACGATTCCTCAAGGCATTAAGGGCGACACGGGTAATACTGGGCCAAAAGGCGACACGGGCGCTACGGGCGCAGGCGTTGCTACTGGCGGCACAACGGGACAAGTGCTTGTCAAAGCAAGTAATACAAACTACGACACAACCTGGACAGCAATTCCTGTTACATCGGTAAACGGGCAAACGGGCGCTGTTAGCCTTGGATATGCTGACTTAGCTGGCGCAATTCCTACGTGGAATCAAAACACCACAGGGACTGCGGCAAACGTTACTGGTGTAGTTGCTATTGCTAATGGCGGTACAGGGGCAATTACGGCTCCTTTGGCTTTAACTGCTCTTGGTGCTTATCCTGCATCTAACCCATCTGGTTACACAAGTAACACGGGAACGGTAACATCTGTAGCAGCCACGGCAGGTACTGGGATTTCTGTAACAGGAAGCCCGATTACTTCAAGCGGTACGCTAAACATTACCAACACTGCTCCCGATCAAACGGTTGCAATTGCTTCTGGCACTGGTATTTCTGTTACAGGTACTTACCCTAACTTTACAGTAACAAACACAAGTCCTTCATCTGGTGGAACGGTTACATCTGTAACGGGGACTGCGCCTGTTGTGTCTTCTGGTGGCACAACGCCTGCAATCAGCATGGCAGCCGCCACCGCATCAGTTAATGGATACTTGACATCAACAGATTGGAATACGTTTAACAACAAAGGCTCAGTTACATCTGTTTCCGCTTCTGCTGGCACTGGTATTTCAATTACTGGAAGTCCGATTACAAGTAGCGGCACTTTAAACATTACTAACACCGCACCAGATCAAACTGTAGTTTTGACTGCTGGCACTGGTATTTCAACAAGCGGGACTTATCCTAACTTTACGATCACTAACACCAGCCCATCGTCAGGCGGCACAGTTACAAGCGTAGCAACAGGTACAGGTCTTACTGGTGGCCCAATTACAGGTACAGGAACTATTGCAATTGATGCAACGGTTGCCACCTTGACGGGGACACAGATTTTGTCAAACAAGCGTATCGACCCTAGAGTCGTAACCGCAGCGACAGCCACATCCCTCACTCCAAGCATCGCCACAGCGGACGTATACGCCTATACAGCCCTTGCATCTGCCCTGACCATCAACGCTCCAACAGGAACGCCTCTGGACGGTAATAAGCTGATTTTCAGGCTGCTGGACAACGGCACTGCCAGAGCGTTGACTTGGGACGCAACCTATACCGTAGTTGGTACGGTCTTACCAACAACCACAGTCATCAACAAGACCACGTATGTTGGATGTATGTACAACACCAACAACACACGTTGGGATGTCATTGCAGTAACTACACAGGCTTAATATGCAAATCATTTTTGAATACGACCACAACGGGGCTATTTTTAGGGATGCGTTAAACCTTCCTGACAACCACACGTACACCGATGACGAGCTGGAGGCCATGAAGCAAGAGCGTATTGCCAACTGGTTGACCGCTATCACAGCACCACCACCAAATTACATGCGTGATGAGCAGGGCGAGGTTGTTTACGATCAGGATGGCAACCCCATCCCTGCTGAGTAATGGCAAACAGATACTGGGTTGGCGGCACAGGTACTTGGAACGGTACAAATACCTTAAACTGGTCTGCCTCATCAGGCGGGGTTGTTGGTGCGTCTGTCCCAACATCTGCTGATAACGTATTTTTTGACGCCAACTCCAACGTAGGTACGACTGCGTTCACAGTAACGATGTCGACTGTTACTGCGGTTTGCGCTGACTTTGATGCTACTGCTGTTAACGGTGTAATGACGTTAGCGGGTACGGTTGCGTTTGATGTGTATGGTAGTTTTCGATTGCCAATAACTTCGCTTTTTACTCGATCTTATTCAAGCACAACTACATTTCGAGCCACAACAACAGGTAAAACAGTAAGTACAAACGGAAATACATTAGCTGCTGTTACTTTTGATGGCGTTGGAGGTGGCTGGACATTAGCAACTGCACTCACTACACCTAGCCCACTTACTCTTACAAACGGGTCATTAAATCTTGGTGGTTTTACGGCTTCTTGTTTTTCGTTTGGTTCAAACAATTCAAACATTAGAACATTAGCTTTTAATGGTGGTTCAATATCCTTAGCTGGTACATCTAACACAGGTAACCAAACGCTTTGGAGCGTAGCAACCGCAACCAACTTAACAGTCACAGGTACACCGACAGTCAACGTAATTAACAACAGTACCAACTCTGGTTTTACAAGAACATTTACCCACGGTGCTACCGCTGGAGGAACTGAACCAAACGCAGTTAACTTGAACATTCAAGCTGGTGATGTTGGCAGTCTTGTAAACGTAAGCGGCGTATGGAAAAATATAAACTTTACTGGTTGCTCAAGCACACTGTCAAATAGCGCTAGAAACATATACGGCAACTTGGTAATGAGTAGCACCATGACGTTAACTGCTGGCACAAGCGGAATTTTTTTCGCTCTTACAAGTGGCACTCAACAAATTACAAGTGCTGGATTAAATTTTGATTTTCCAATTGGTTTTGGATATTCTTTTGCTACAACAGCAGCATCTGGAGATGGAACAACTGCTACATTAACATTTGCAACGTCTATTCAAGTTATTGCTGTTGGTAGCACCATTGTTGTTTCAGGAGTTACTCCAACAGGTTACAACGGTACATACACAGTAACAGCAAGTACCAACTCAACTGTTTCATACGCAAACGCAACCACAGGCGCACAAACTGTAGCAGGACTTATTGTTAACGGCGGGTCAACAACCTATACGTTGCAAGATGATTTGAGCGTAGGGACAGCAACAAGCAGAACAATTACGCTTAACACTGGCACGCTTAATTTAAACAATTTTACGTTGACAAACTTTGGATTGTGGGCATCAAACAATTCAAACACAAGAGCGATTGCATTTGGTACTGGTAATTACACCAACATCTATAACGTAGGAAGTGCTGGTGTTTGGGGTATGCAAACCGCAACAGGCTTTACTCTTACAGGAACACCAACTGTTAATATAACAGGCAACCAAAGTGGTGCTGTTACAAGAACTATATCTCATGGAAATACCGCTGGAGGGTCGGAAACAAACGCTATTACTGTAAACGTGTCAGCAGGTTCAGATACTATTGGTATTAACGGATGCTTTATAGATTTAAATCTTACGGGTTTTACTGGAACATTAGCTGGTAACACTAGGTTTATATACGGTAACTTGATTATCAGTAGCGGAACAACCGTAACCCCAAGTACATTAAGCACTTCATTTTGCAGAGCAAGCGGAACTCAGCAAATTACAACTAACGCCAAAAACTTAGATTTCCCAATCAACTTTGGATACAACCTTACCACAACTGCCGCAACGGGTAACGGAACAACAGCTACTTTAACTATTGGTAGTACACTTAACTGTATTGCAGTAGGTAGCACAATCATTGTTTCGGGCGTCACTCCAACAGGTTACAACGGCACGTACACGGTAACAGCAAGCACTAACACAACCGTATCGTATTTAAACGCCACAACAGGCGCTCAAACTGTAGCTGGTTCAGTCGCAAACGCTGGTTCAACAACTTACACATTGCAAGACGCATTAAACGTTGGTTCTGCTGGCGCTAGAAACGTAGGTCTTTCTACGGGCACGCTTAATTTAAACAACTTTACATTTACGTTATACGGCAACTTTGCCAGTTCAGTTTCCTATACAAGAACTCTGGCTTTTGGCACAGGCAACATAACAATAACTAACACAAACGTAGGGCAAACAATATGGAACTGTGCTCTTGCGACCAACCTAACCGTCACAGGAACTCCAACAGTTAACGTCACGGGCGCTGTGCCATCAGGGACTACACGATTTATTAGCCACGGACAAACTGGTGGCGGCACAGAAGCAAACTCTGTGTCGTTCTATATTAGCGCTGGTGCAGAGCCTTTTACCATTCAAGGGTTTATTCGCAATCTTGACTTCACGGGATACACAGCGGCATTAAACAACAGCGCAAGAACAGTTTACGGCAACCTGACGCTTTCATCGGGCATGAGTTTGGTTGCTGGAGCGAACACAACAACATTTGGTTCAACCAGCGCAACTGTCCGAACAATAACTACTAACGCTCAGAACTTAGATTTCCCCATCACTTTTAACGGCGTGGGCGGCTCATGGCAGTTGCAAGATAACTTGGCTTGTGGGACTTCTGCTCTTAGATCAATGACTTTGACAGCGGGGACGCTCGATCTCAATGCTTCCAACATAACTTTGTTTGGTACATTTACTGGCACTGGGTCGACTGCAAGAACAATTGCCTTTGGTACAGGTCAGTTTTTCTTGACAGGTACGTCAGGTTCATTGTGGAGCGTAACTGGAACCAACCTGACAATTACAGGAACAAACCCAACGATTACCGCAAACGCAAACGCATCTAGTGGCGAAAGAACTTTTTCTCATGTGCCTACCACGGTTGCAGAAAACCTTGCAATTAACATGAACTTCACCGCTGGCAGTGCCGACCTTGGTTTTAGTGGTGGCATTCAGTTGGTTAAAAGCATAAACTTTACTGGATTTACAGGTAGGGCTGGTAACGCAGGATTGTCTTCTGCGCCGCAATTCAACATATACAACAACATGACCTTTAATACTGGCATGACGTTGATTGCGGGTAATATTGCTTTTGCTTTCAGAGGCTCATCAGGCACGCAGGTGCTTACATCAAATGGCGTAACGATAAACTCACCCATAAATTTTGGCACAGGAACAAATACCACAACAACATATCAGTTGGCAGACGCTTTAACAGTGGCAAGCGATAAAGCTATTACTTTATCTAGCGGAATTTTTGATTCAAACGCCAAATCAATTACCACGGGAACTTTTAGCTTTGGTAGCGGCAACACAAAAACATTAACGCTTACAAACAGTTCTATAACAATCACTGGCGGCACATCCACAACAGGATTTACTGGGTCAACAACTGGAACATCATATAACTTTACTGGTACTGAGATTGTTTTTACAACTTCTTCAGCAGCAGCGCTTGCGGGTATAAGTACGTTTGTTCCAGATGCGATTGTCACAATGTCTGGCACGGGAACTTTAACCATAGGCTCCACCAATCAGGCCATAACACTTAAAACTTTAAGGAACACCGTTCAACCCTGCACAATTTCTTTGCTCAGTACGGCAAACTCATTAACCGTCACCAACTTCAACTTGAGCGGAACGGCGGGCAACTTGGTGACCTTTAACAGTAGCGTGGCTGGTACGGCAAGGACAATCAACAAAGCCAGCGGAACGACCAACGCTTACTACATGAACATCCAAGATTCAACGGCTACGGGCGGTACGTGGAACGCATACAATTCGACCAACAGCGGCAACAACACTGGTTGGAACTTCCTGACCGCAAACAGCGGAAACTTTTTAATGTTTTTTAATTGAGAAAACAGAAATGACAACGATTGACGCAACAGACGCAAGGCTATCCACCCACGAAGAAGTTTGTGCTTTGCGTTATGAGATTATCAACGCCAGGTTAAAACGCATGGAAACCATCATGATTACTTGCGCTGGTGCAATGATTATGAGTATGGCAGGCGCTGTCTTTATGTTGATGAATCACACAAAATAATGTGGACCCAATCAGTCTCCTTCTTATGGCACAAAGCGCTGTGGGTGCTATTCGAGCTGGTTGCCAAATGCTCTCAGAAGGCAAGCAATTCATCGATGATGCTAAATCTGAAGTGGAAGGCATTGTCGGTCAAGTCAAAGAAACTTACGAAACAGTTACGGGGCTATGGGGTTGGATTACTAATCTTTTTAGTGGTGAACAAAATGGCAAATCTGAGAAACAAACTGTTTTGTCGTCAACGCCTGAAACACAAGCCAAGCCTGTGGAGAAAAAGGCAAGTCGCAAGCCAGAACCAGAACTGAGTTATGAAGAATTCCAAGCAAGAGCCGTACACGATATATGTGAAAATTTAAAGGTTTATTTTGAGGCTATTCGACAGCTCAAAATACATTGTCTGGAACTTGATGAAGAAGCTCTTACCACCGAGAAAGTTGCCGATAGTGCAATTGATCGCATAGAAATTCAATGGCAAATGAAACAACTTTCAGCACAACTAAAGCAATCCATGATCTACGGCACACCTGAGTCGCTAGGTTTGGGTGCAATGTACGCAGAATTTTTGGCAAAGCAAGATGAGATAGTTGAGGAACAAGAGGTTGCTCGTGAGTTAAAGCTCAAGAAAGATCGAGATAACGCATGGCAACACGATCACCGCAAACAAATTTTGATGGCCAAACTGGGGTACGTGATCGTGCTAACAGTATCGGCCCTGTGGATAACGGCGTTGTATTCAGCACTATGAAAGAATTTTATTTGTGGGTAGCAATTGTCACTTGCCTGATTGTGTTGTTGGGGTTCTCAATTGCACTAGCGTTGTACGCAGACAAACAAATTCGTAAAGCTGAAATCATCCTGCAACGTGCAGAACAGCTTGAACGTAAGCAAAAACTTTTTGAAAGGAAAGATGATGAATGATTTATTCAATTTGCTCAAAGGTATCGCCCCGACATTGGCGACAGCGGTTGCTGGGCCATTGGGCGGTGCTGCCGTTAGCGCTTTGGCTACTAAGTTTGGCGTTTCTGATTCTGTTGAGGCTGTGGCTAAGGCTATATCGGGCGACCCTGCGGCTGCACAAAAGCTGGCAGAGTTGGAGTTGGAATATGCCAAGCTAGACATGGCCAACACCGCTGATGCTAGAAACATGAACAGTAAGATTCAAGAATCTGAAAATGCTTCATGGGTAGCCAAAAACGCGGCTTACATCCTTGATTTTGCGATTGTGAGTGCAACCATCATCATGACTTGGATTGTGTTCTTTAAGGGCGTTCCTGTTGAGAATAAAGAGATTGCATATATGGCCATCGGTTCGCTGATAACCATGTGCGGTACTGTGTTGAACTTTCACCGTGGTTCATCTGCTGGAAGCAAGTCTAAAACCGAAGAGATGATGAGGGCAGTCAAATGAACTTAACACCACACTTTACGCTTGAAGAACTTACGCATACCGACCACCGTGAGTTTGACAACACGCCTAATGATTCAGAGTTGGCTAACCTAGTGCGCTTGGCTGACTTTTTAGAACAAGTCAAAGTCGTTTTAGGCGGCAAGCCAATCATGGTTAATTCGGCGTTTAGGTGTAAACAGGTCAATGACGCTGTGGGTTCTAAAGACACAAGCCAGCACCGTATTGGTTGCGCTGCTGACATTCGTGTGCCAGGCATGACACCAGATCAAGTTGTGAAGGCCATCATTGCGTCTGGCATTGCTTACGACCAAGTGATTCGTGAGTTTGAAACGCCAACAGGCGGCGGTTGGACACACATTTCTATTCCAAATACTGTTGCAACAGCACCACGCAAACAAGCTCTTATCATTGATAAAGCTGGCACACGCGCTTATTCATAAATAGGTCATACTGAAAACGTCTAATGCGCTTATGAAAATCAAGCGCGTAGACATTCGCTGTTCAAAAATACAGAAAGAATTGCAGGTACTTCAAAAAAAGTGCCTACCTTTTGATACACCTTTTAATA